CTCCCGTGGTATGGGAAGCATCGAAAAATCAGAAGGTATATCAGTTGTCCGCGATGACTTCATGCTCACCACTGCTGCTGATATTGTAGCAGATCCTTCCGCACCTGACGCATTTGTCAACGGAATTATGGAAGGTAAAGAGTGGGTCTGGGATAACGGAATTCTTAAGGAAGCAAAAGTTGATAAATACCGCAGATACATCGACGAATCTCGTCGTGATCTGGAAGAGAGAACCCTCAAGGTGTTTGAGGATTTTCTCGGAAAGTTATGATTTCATAAATAAACTTAGATTAATTATACGGAAATTACGAGGTAAACTCAAATGTCAGATATGCTAAACGAAAAATTTGAGGAGTTCGTTACCGAGCAAAAGGTGATTGTGGAAGCTGGCGATCCAATGCCAACGGTTTCTGCTAACGTTATCCCTGGCACTGGTAGTGAACCCTCTCAGGTTTCTGACGTACAGACTTCAGGGTCTGGCGGTAAGGATCCTATGCCTTCAGTTCAACCAGGAGTTGCTCCTGGACAATCTGCTCCTACAGATCTTGGTGGAACTTCCACTACTCCTAATGAGCACGATGATGATGGCGAGGAAAATCCTGGCGCTAAAGCGGCAGCACCAGTTTCGCAAGATGGCAGTGTTACTTCAACTGCTGGTAAGCCTGGCAAAGACCCAATGCCTTCAATTGGTGCCGATGTAGCATATGCAACAAGCACAGGTCCTGCAGTTACTTACCCAATCAAGCCTTCATTTGAATCGCTTGACATTTCCGCTGATGTAAATGCTCTCCTAGAGGGCACAGAACTCTCAGAAGAATTTGCAGAGAAAGCAAAGACAATCTTTGAAGCTGCTGTAAAAGCAAAAATCTCTGAAGAGTATGACAGACTTGTAGAACACTTTACCGCTGAGTTTGATAAGCATTTCGTTGCAGTTAAGAACGAGATGGCAGAAGAAGTCAACGGTACTGTGAACTACGCTATCGGTCAATGGATGGAGCAAAATCAAGTTGCTATTGACCGTGGCATTAGAAATGAGATCACCGAAGACTTCATTGCAGGTCTCAAGGGTCTCTTTGAAGAGCACTATATCTCAATCCCAGACGAGAAAGTTGATGTGGTTGAAGGTATGGCTGACACAATTCGTGAGATGGAAGAGCGCCTAGACGAACAGGTCAAGGCAAATGTGAAACTACAAAATCGTCTTAATGAGTCTGCAAAACTTAATATTCTGTCCACAGTGTCAGAAGGACTAGCAGATACTCAAAAAGAAAAACTCGCAGCTCTCGCAGAGGGTCTAGAGTTTGTTTCTGAAGAAACGTTCACCAAGAAGGTCAAGACCATCAAGGAGAGCTACTTCAAAGAATCAATCGCTGCCCCCGCAGAGGTTGCTGATGAAACTCCAGTAGAAGGAAGTGAAGATATGAGTCCAGTAATGGCACAATATCTTCAGGCACTTAATCGCTGGAATTCCTGATAATTACTAAACCTTACTTTTTTAAACGGAGCAAAAAATGTTTAACGCACAAGCTCTGACAGAAAAGTGGTCACCTGTTCTAGGTCATGAAGGTGCTGGCACCATCAAGGACAACTATAGAAAAGCTGTTACCGCTGTTCTGTTAGAAAACACAGAAAGACAACTACGCGAAGAGCGTGGTATGATCAACGAGGCAAGCACCGTTGGTGCTATCAGCCCAACTGGTGGTCAAGCACTAGGCGGTTCAGGTCTCGATACCAAAACTGGTGGTCTTGCAGGTTTCGATCCTGTAATGATCTCCCTAATCCGTCGTGCTGCACCTAACCTTGTAGCATACGACATCTGCGGTGTTCAACCAATGAGCGGTCCTACTGGACTAATCTTTGCGATGAAGTCACACTACAACAACAGAAGCGGCGCAGAAGCACTCTACAACGAGCCTGATGCAAACTTCTCAAGCAACACTCAGGGTCCTGCTGCATACAACGATCCAGTTTCACCTCTTGGTGATGGTGGTGTTACAGATGCTAACCCTGGTCTACTTAACGACGCTACTGGTGGCACTGTTACCGAAGGTAACTATGAGCGTGGTAACTACAACTCTGCTCAAACCACTGTTGGTATTGCAAGAGAAGATGCAGAACTTCTTGGTTCAGGCGCTAACCTTCTCTTCAACGAGATGGATTTCAGCATTGAAAAGACTGCTGTTACTGCAAAGACCAGAGCTCTACGCGCTGAGTACACTCTAGAACTCGCACAAGACCTCAAGGCAATCCATGGTCTTGATGCTGAGCAAGAGCTTGCTAACCTTCTTTCCAGCGAGATTCTTGCTGAAATCAACCGTGAGGTTGTTCGTACCGTTTATCGCGTTGCTAAGCCTGGTGCTCAGAACAACGTTGCTAACCGTGGCGTATTTGACCTTGACGTTGATTCAAACGGCCGTTGGTCAGTTGAGAAGTTCAAGGGTCTAATGTTCCAGATTGAGCGTGATGCTAACGCAATCGCTCAGCAGACTCGTAGAGGAAAGGGCAACTTCATCATCACTTCTGCTGATGTTGCTTCTGCTCTCGCTATGTCTGGTACTCTTGACTACTCTTCAGGTCTAAGCGGTGCTGGTGGTCCTTCCATCGGTGAAGTTGATGACACTGGTAACCTCCTTGTAGGAACCATGAACGGTCGCATTAAGGTCTTCGTTGATCCTTATTCGGCAAACGTTTCTGGCACCCACTACTATGTTGTTGGTTACAAGGGTTCTTCACCATATGATGCAGGTCTATTCTACTGCCCATATGTTCCCCTCCAGATGCTCCGCAGCATTGATCCTGAGACCTTCCAACCTAAGATTGGTTTCAAGACTCGCTACGGCATGGTTGCTAACCCATTCGTTACTAACTCTGGTACACCTGACGCTGAGGCACTTACCCACAGCATCAACCAGTACTACAGAAGAGTACGTGTTGCAAACCTCATGTGAGTCATATTCACAAAACAACACAGGGGAGTCTTCGGACTCCCTTTTTTTGTAAATACATATAGTATCCCGTAAAGTTATGCCAAGAGGTCGCATGAATAAGGTTGACATCCTTGCGAGAGTTTATAAAATGAAGAACGAACTCTACAATGGCACACACTATGCCAAAGACAAAGATTGGCATGATGGAGCACATGATGCCTTTAACAGAGTTCTTGATTTACTAAATGAGTATAGTTCATGAATCAATCTTCACTTATTTTGATATTATGCCTCTCTCCATTAGTGGCAATATTTCTTGTTATGAAGTTAGCGCTATGGATAGGTGAGACTGCAGAGTTTGCTGCTAAGACTAAAGAGCTTGAAAGAATGCAACATGGACCATATATTGTTTGGGATGAAGAAGAGGAGGAAGACAAATGGACTTGACTTATCTTTATGAAGAAATTTTGAAATCTAAAAATGAAACTTTGATGGAAGAACCATGTCCTTTATATGAACCAGAGTGGGAAGATGCAACTGAAGAAGACTGGGAAGACTTCTGGTATAACGAGGATAAATAATTTGTATCTTGAGAAGTTGACATGGCAGCTGAGTGGTATAAAGAGCAACCAAAGAATAGAAATTTTCTGAATCCAATTGGATATCTCCTAAAACTTGAAAAGTTTGAAGGGGTGGACTTCTTTTGTCAAACAGCAAATGTCCCTGATATTAACATGCCCGTTACGGAGATAGCAAGTCCGTTTAGAAGCTTGCCTATTGTTCCTGGAGGTGGTGTTAGTTTCGGGGATCTTGTCGTGCGTTTTATTGTTGATGAGGATCTAAAAAATTATAATAGCATTTACAAGTGGATTAGAGATAATGGAAATGCTGATCAGATGACACGCAAAACTGTTGAGGAAGATATCTACACAAATGCCCAACTGCATATTGTAACTTCTCAATACAATCCAGCATTTATTATTGACTTTAGAAATATATTTCCAACATCACTCACCAACCTTCAGTTTGATGCTACAATTAATGATGTAGAATATATTACTGCTGAAGTTGTATTCAAGCATCAACAATTCTTTATTTGTGATAAGAACTTTAAACCATTATGAATTTTGAAACCCTTCGTAATAAATTTGAACAATTGAGAGAAGAATGGGCAGAAGATAGCGCAGTTGACTTTCAGTTCAAGAACAAACAGTATACCACAGATTTGGGACAACTTGCTTTAGACATCCCTTTTCAACATAATAAATACTTAAACCATTACACTGACATTTCTCAGATCAAGACTTCGTTAGAGTTTGAGATCCGCAAGTTGGTAAAAGAGAAACGTGAGTATTACTCAGGCGAAGCAGACGCAAAAACTTACGCCTCTAAACCATTTGGATCAAGCATCAAGACTTCAGAAAAAATGAAAACTTATCTTGAGGCAGACGATG